GTTGCATCACGACCCATGGTTTCCTGCATACGCCGGAAAGCATAACCATAGATGTCTTCAAAAGACTTGCCTTGTTTTTTAACTTCTTTCAACATCTCTTGATAACGAGAGTCAGACAGAAGATTTTTGGCAATCTTTTGCATCTCATCGCCTAGCATACCGTTTTCGGTAGCCATGCGGCTAGCTTGAGCAGGGGTAAACACAGAGTCGGTTGAACCAGCACCAGGAGTCTCCCATTGATCATCTAGACGCTTGGCTTGTTCAGCAGCATCAAACGATGATTTAGCACGGGAATTAGGCGCACCTTGCCAGGGATCTGACATATCACGGTTAGTATAGGCGCTAAACTGACCCTTTTCAATGTCAAGTTTACGATCATCAATGTTCTGTTTAATAGCCTCAAGGCGTTCCTGCATAGCATCGCGGTCTGCACCTTCAGGCATGTCATCAATAATCTTTTGGATACGTGCAAGACGTTCCTCACCTTGTGCTACAGTGTTACGAGCATTAACATCAAACTCAGCGTTGACACGAGCTTCTGCTTTTTGAGCATCTTCAATTTGCCTAACAATGTCAGATGCACGTTCACCATCAAGAGCTTCACCCCCTTCAAACTTACGAAGAACAGAGCCAACAATTACGTCAGCTCCCATACCTTCCAGTGCGTTCTTAAAGGTTTTTACCCAAGGATGATCAGAATCTTTTGTGGCAAGGAAACCTACACCACGATTGAGAAACTCACCCATAACAGGGATACGTTCAACAATCTTAGATTCATAAACTTCTTGAGAAAGATTACCTTCTTGAGAAGTAGAGGAGATAAGGTCACTAGCTGCACCAACAGCAATGTCAGCACCGATACCACCACCAGCAACCCTAGATCCAACACCAGGAACAGCTTTTACTGCACCAGCTAGACCAGTAAAGTGTACGCCCATTTCAAGCAGCTTACCCCACCATGTCTTAAGACCAGGATCATAGTCAGACAAATTCATGGGATCAAACGCTGGTTCATATTTACCAGTACGTTCTTGCTCACGCTGCATCTCACCTGTGGACATGTCAATAGCCCGTTCAGGTAAGGTCATGATAGATGACCAAGTTTTAGCTACACCACCTGTAATTGCGTCAAAAAACTCAATAGTGTTTTCATCCAAACCATATTGATTAGGATTCATAGCACGTTTGATAGCACGTTTTTCATCAAGACGTGCTTGTGCTTTTTCAATAAAACTTAAGTTACTTTCACCAATAGGATCAGGATCTGGACGATCTTCTTCTAAGCTGCGTCGCCACGTAGGCATTGCAGCTTTCTCTTGCTCATACTGTTGTTGAGCTTTCTTTTGCTGCTCTTCATCTAGTTCTTCAGGTTCAGGCTGTGGAACAGCAGCATCACGTTCACGTATGACCTTTTCAATCACACGATCTGTCGTGTTTGAGTAGTTGATAGCGGAATCAATCTGAACCTTGGAGGGATCAAAACTACTATACGTCATTGTTTAACACCTCTAAATTCAAAATGTCCACCGTGAGTATCTTCGTAATCATGAGGATAGAAACCAAATTCAGCACCACGTCTGCGTACAAACTCATTTAATCTGCCGTGACCATCGAATGCCAATCCAAAATTGTGGAAACCGCCTGAAGACGGATTATAACCTTCACGTTTGAGTCTCAAATACTCAGCCTCATCCCTGTAAACATTAGCCATGTCATTAGGATTAAATGGGATACCCTCAGCTTTCATAGCTGCAATCATAGCTTTAAAACTATCAGCCGCTTGAGGAGCAAACCGGATGGGGCGACCCTTATAATCCTTGAGACCAGTATCTACAACCTCACTACTACCGCGATAACCGCTAGCACCTTGAACGTTTGCTTCTGGCTTAAATGATGTAGCTTGTGCTCGTTTAACTTTATTAGGCGTAGGCTTATAGGTAAGAACGCTTTGAAGAGCAGGATCTAACCTATCAAACTGAGCTTTTTTACCGTGGACCCCAAGCTCGCCATAGCCCGCAGCCCGATACTGTGCAGCAGCAATATCCCAAGCAGTAAGGTTCTTTTGACCTTGCGCCATATCGTAATAGAATTTAGGAATTTCACCTCTACCCTCGTTGTAATCGACAAGACGCTTTAGCTCATTGTCAGTACCATTAAAGACATACTCATCAATCTTAGGGTTCATTCCCATAGTCAGACGAGCAGTACGCAACGTTTTAAGGTATTGTAGATCCTCAGTTATGTTAGGATCTTTAGTGTAAGTGCCTGCAGCAAAGTTATCCTTAAGACGTTGGAGTGCATTCTTCTGAGCCAAAGCCGGTGGGTTACCAGCACGAATCTCTTCTTGAACGTACTGAGGATATTTGTCACGTGCTCTACGTGCCATATCTTCCCAATCAGAAGATTTCTCCGCTACACCAATTTGGTCTTTAAACTTTTCGTTAGTAAGAGCAGTGATCAGCTTGTTAGCATCAGTAGTGTAACTCTTAGGAAGTTGAGCAATTGATTCGTCTTCCTGTACAATAGAGATGTAAGCTTTATAAGTAGCAGAGCTCATATTACGAAGATCGGATTCAATCAGATAACCACGGCGTTGACGAAGGTCATCAAGCTCATCTGCTTCTAGTTTTGCGTCACGTTTTTCTACAGTTTGGTATTTTGTAAACCACGGAAAAAACGATTCATCTTTACCGGTATCAGCCATAGCATCTTGCAGCATGACGTCAATCTCATCATCGGTAAAAGGACGACCTTCATCAGCTCGTTGCCTAGCAGCTGCTTCAAAGTTTAGACGGCGATCCTCTAGGTTAGCGGATTCTTGATCTCGGCGCTCTTGACGCTTACGTCGGTCAATAGCATCAAAACGTGCGTTAACACCTTTCTCACCTTCAATACGGTTCTTAAACCGTTGTGCCCAAGTTTGTCCTGTAGGGTTACCGTTTTCATCAAGAACAGGGGTGTTTTCAAGCTGCTCTTTAACACTGGTGTCACCAGCATAATAGGCGTCAACCATACGCTCAAACACATAGTCAAGCGCATCACCACGTCCCCGAACGTTACCTTCTTCATCAATACTACCAGTCAAAGCAGACAGGTAAGCATTAAGATCACCATTAGCACGGTAAATCTCAGTAGCCTCAGCTACCATCTCAGATGAATCATTGATGGTTTTATTGCGCCGAACAACCTCCATAAAGGTGTCTTCGGTCTCATCCATCGACTCATACAACCCTTTAGCAGCTACAGCAGTAGGATTAAAGTCAGATCCAATACCGACTTCTTCTGCCATAAACTGACGGCTGGCAGCAGCCAAAGCTACTTGCATCAACACAGGATCGTCATCAATCTGTTGGGGACTAAACGTCCCACCGTTAGGGTGAGGAAGTTTAATATCATCCCGCTGCATAAAAGCTTTGAGATAGTCTTTGTAGACGCCCCCCTTATTCTTAAGATAAGAACGGGTAGCACCGATACGCTGGTAGACAGGAAGAGATTTGATGTAGTTAACTGCCTCAAGAGGAGCACCAGACTTACGCATCTCTACTGCCGCAATACCAGCAGCAGCGTGTTCTTTCTTAGATTGTTCAGTTAGATCTTCAAGATCTTGTTCTTGTTTAGGGTCGATACCGTAGTTAAAGGTTTTACCAAGACTACGTGCTTTGTTCTGACCTTCAATGATCTGTTGATCAATAAAAGCTTTGCCCATAGTTTGAGCAAAGTTCATAGCAGTTTCAGAAAACTGACCAAGAGTACTTAGAATCTCTTGCTGCTTTTTTAGTTTTTTATCCAGCTCAGCTTGTTGACTAGACTCGATACGAGCATAGTTCTGATCCATCTGAGCCATGTTTTCCCGTAGGAAACGAGACGTATCAGGAGCCTGCTGTGCAGAAAACCCTTGGGTTTGAATTGCCCCTGTAAATACATCTTGCTCTTTAAAGTCTGCCATTTGTTAACCCATTTGTCCTTGGATTCCTAAGAAACGCATTTCTTTAGGGGTGTTCTGTAGACCAGTTTGGAAAGCACTCATGCCAAGACCAGCAATCTGCAAAGCAGTATTAAGACCGCTACCACCACTACCGGTAAAGGAGGGACTTGCAGGAATAGTAACAGCAGTAGGCAGCACAGAAATCTGAGCAAGAGCCTGTTTATTAGCTGCTTGGAATTGCTGATAAGTCTGCCGTCTACGCATTGCAGAGGCAACATTTTCACTCATAAGTTGATCTGCTTGTTGAGCACGGGTACGTCCGTAAGCACCTAGCGTAGATACCATAGCACCACGTCTTGCACTTTTACCGTACACCTCACGTGCAGCAGCCGAACCCATTGACTCTATGAGCATCCTTTGCATACTTTGACTTTGGTATGCAGCTTTGTCATAGATTTCATTCAACCTCATTTGCTCAGCAGTCCAAGACGCTTGAGCACCAAGGTAGTTATTTTCAATTTGATTTTTAACGTAATCTACCTTGGCATTAAAAGCAGCTGCAATTTGTTTGTTTTGCTGCTCTGCCCGAAACCTAGCCATTGAGCTTTGAAAAGCTGTTTTGTAGGTGTCGTTGTAAACCTGTTGTTCGCGGGCTTTACCCTGCTGAATCATGTTAGCAATGCCAAAGGCAAGCTGCCCACCAGCAAGAGCTAGACCAACGGGGTTAGCGAATAGACCGGCGGAAGCCGCACCACCGCCTGCACTACCACCACCAAAGGCTCCACTGATATAACTAGCAGCACCGCCGCCAGCACTTAATCCTGCCATAATCGTACAATCTCTATAGAGTAAACATTGTCAGGTCCATCCGGGAAAACCCGTAGTACCTTAAAACCTAAATACCTAGCTAAGTTAATTAGATCAGTATTTTTTATATCAATAGTAGTCCAAAGATAAGGACGGTTAATGTGTTCCATTAACGCTTTACCAAATCTTACTGTTGTTCTTGGATTCTCTTTGACTTTGTTTGTCATTTGTATCCAAACGGCGTTGTCGTCCGACACACCATAAGCTCCATATAGACTCCCATCTGGTCCATAGATAAGATAGGAGTCATCTTCATGGATGTACAACGCTAAATGTAAGATAGGGTGCTGCCCAACTCGTTCAAAGTCAAGTAGTCCCCTATCCAGCATTTGACTGGTAAGCTCTAGTACGTCGTTAATGTTAGCTGGTTTAAAGGTAAAACCACGGGTGGATGTAGTCATTAAGCTCGTCTATAGAAACCTGTGTTGTACCGTCCTTCCCAATTCAAACTAAGAAGAGTCACAGGTAAAGGCGAGTCTCCAATAATTTTCAAAGAAAGGTTTTCATTACGCTGATAGATTGGTACCGTATGAGTAGCATCAGCAGACAAATTAACGTTGTTCAGATCATACACATTAGGCTGGACAGCTTCAATGGTTTGACTCCATTCAGGACGACCAGTAATGTTGATTTGATACTTAACAGGACCGCTTAAGCCGGTAGACACTTTAATACGGTGAATAATAAGATCAGAAGTAAAATCAGAAATAGCAGCTTGATTTTCAACTTGGGTAATAAAGAACTTAGGAAGATCAACTTCCATGTTATAAATGTACCCAATGATCAAATCACGTCCACGGTAATCGCCAGTAATGTCAGCGTAATACCCATCTGCATCGCTCTCTACGGTGGGGTAAAGCACTGCGCCTACCGATGCACTAGTAAGGGCATCAGAAGCGCCTATGTAGCGCCCCAGAAGGACTACAGAGAGGGTTTTACTAGTGACGTTATTGTACGGCAACCGGATGCGAGTAACGTCTGTACCGTCATCATCTGGATCGTACACTCGATAAGGATTGATGTTCCAAAGATCAAGGCAGACATCAGTCTTTTCTCCAGTAGGTAGAGTTAGGTAACCTTCTTCACTAGCCTGTGTCAAATCATAAGATTGAACATATACTTGGTTACCATTGCTGTTAGCAACAACAGCATAGTAAGTACTAATGTCGAAGAACTGATCAAGCAATGTACCAGTTAAATTCCACTTGTACCATGTATTAGCACCACGCTGATCCCCTTGCTGTACAAAACGGTACTGATAAATAGTACTGCTGTCAGTTGTTCCCATTGAAATAAGGGACAAAGCAGGTGATGCAATCATGTTATCAATGGTAGCTGGCATAAGCTCAGGTACATACTGAGTCTGTTCTACCATTGCAGGAGGAGTATTTATGCTAATACTACCAATTTCATACAACCTACTGTACAAGGAGGTCTTAGAAATAAAAGCAAGGCTCGTACCCAAAGTCACAGCTTCGACATTTGGATCACACTCATAACTTGACAATTCAGTAATCCTAACAGTTTTAGGACTGAGGATGTCATCGTTACCAGCAATCAAGAATTGTTCGGTATCACTAAACAGCACAAGACCAGCACTAGTAGGTCTTACATACCGCAAGTTAACTGGTTTAACTGATGATGCATTAACATCAATAGGATCATCATCACTAACAGTGAGAGCAGTGGTAGCAAAGAAGTTAAAATAATCACCAGCTTTACTAAGTATCACCGCTTCATTAGACAAAAAGCCTAAACGGTTTCTATAAAAGAAAACGTTATTAATTGTAGTTCCAACAAAACTCGGATCAGGGTTAGTCGTTAAATCACCGATGTTTCGATCTTCCCAGGTAATAGGTCCAAAAGTAAATGAACCATCAGCAGCCCTAACAAGTTGATGAGGCAATGTTTGAGCATCAAGGCGGTAGGTAATACCCCATGCATTAGATTCTTCCCAAACACCAGGACCAGAATTAGCACCGTCATCAGCAATAAACTCAACATACATGTCATCAGCGTCAATATCAACACTGTTGACCACTTTTACTTTATAACCATCTTTACACTGCAAAGGAAGATCAGCCACATTAGAGACTGATTCAGTGAAGGTAAACACAGAATCCTCACCAGGACCGCCAACGCCAGTAATTGTAAACGGAGCGTTAGCACTGATATACATACCAGGACCAATCGCTTCAGCACTAAAGGTGGTGCCACCAAATGTTTGACCGTCGATAGCACTAACAAAAGCAGCAATCAGTGCGTCAGCATCACTAGGACCGTTAACACTAGCACGTTGAGTACCATCAAGATAAAGCCTATAGTGACCTTGACCAATAACCTTGGTTACAAAGAAAGCTTCGTTAGGACGTGCGGTAGTAGTGGTAGTCTCCATTGCTACAGTCTTTGCCTTATTAAGAACAAAGGTGTAGTCATTCAGGGTGAGAACCTCAATGTCATCAGCAGTAGCGCCATTGAGATAACCATCGCTAGGAATCGAAGTAACAGCACAGAGGTCTACCTCATCTTGATAATTAGAAAGGGCAGTGGCTTCCGCAGTTACAGCGTTATCATAGTTGGTCTGAGCCGTGTTCATTGCAGTCTCCGCATCTGTTAAATCAGATTCAGAGCTAGTAGCTGCAACTGTTAAAATAGCTTCATAAACTCGATAACCTTGAGCAGCTAGTACCGGATACTCATCGGTATATTCTGTACCAACAGCATAGTTGGCAGGAAGTGTGGTACTATTATCAATAATGGCACCAGCATTCCTAACAAGGTATCTGCCTTCAGCGTTCCTTAGTATACCTGAATACAAGTATTGATCAATTACATGCTGCTCATTAGGAGGTTGATAGTAGTATTTAACTTCAAACAAAGATGTTTGAGTTTCTGATCTGCCTGCCAAAACTTCCGCATAGTTAGCTTGAGCAGCATGAAGATCAGCAAGTTCTGTTGCTGTAGTTTCAACAGCAGTATTGTAAGTAGTTAAATCAGCTTTGAGATTAGTGAGATTACAAGCACCAGCATGGACAACATCTGCACCCATGTCAACAGCTCGGGGTGAGCCATCTAGCAGGTTCCAAATGCGGAATTGGTTGTCATCATATTGGGCGACATACTTTTCCTGTGGATCCCTCAGGATTGAAAACCACTTACCATCTGGAGTAGCGCCTTCAAGATTAGCTGAAAATTGTCCGCCTGGGCGCTTAAGAAGACCAAGAGCATAGTCTGGAAAAGCATTAACACAATCCTTAAGTTGTCCAGGAAACTTACGGTTATCTGGTTGTTGTGAAATGCCAAGTAGAAAGTTGGGTATCCTTTGGGTTACAGTACTCATCGCATCAATGCTTGGAAAGGTTGGTAGCTGTTGTAATAATTTGCACCATCACTAAATCCAAACATAGAGTAGTCACCTTGATTACAATCGTATTCAAGCGCAGCAGCTCGGGTTTGGAGTTCTTGTTCTTGGAGCAGAGCATTAAGCTCACGGTCACCTACCATTTTGGTAGAACACATGCGAGCAGCTCGGGCAGTAATATAAGCTTGGATAGCAGGTGGAACGTCAGTAAAATCAAAGTACCAAACAACATCAGCACGGATGTTACCAGTAAATTGATAGGTATGATTTAAACGATCATACAGTTTATTACCACGTTTTACTACATCATAGGCTTCTTTATGATACGGTACATTTGTATCAATTTGAAGCATATTATTTGGATAAAGAATAAAATTAGTTTCAGTGTCAGGAGACAATTCGTACTGACGTTCAGTATTAAAAGTCCAGCCTTCAGCTTGAACTTGACGATTGATTTCCCGGAGGGTGTTGAGTACAATAGATACTTCAGGGTTCTGGAGATCTAGTGTGGTGACAGGAGCCTGTCCCACTGAGCTAAGTATTTGATTTACAGCATCCAGTTCGGTGGAC